GAACACCTTGCCTACCTTGAGTACCTTGGAGACCTTGAGTACCTTGTCTTCCTTGAAGACCTTGAGTTCCCTGATTTCCTTGAAGACCTTGAGTTCCTTGAACACCTTGTCTTCCTTGAAGACCTTGAGTTCCTTGTAAACCTTGAGTTCCTTGGAAATTTCCAGGAGGTCCTTGAAGACCTTGAGCACCTTGAGCACCTTGTCTTCCTTGAGTTCCTTGAGTTCCTTGAGTTCCTTGGAAATTACTTAATGTTCCTTGAAGGCCCTGCGATCCTTGATATCCTGAAGGAGTAAATATAATAGATAATTTTTCAAGATCATTAAATGAAACATCACCAGATACATAGCTAACTTTAACTCTATAATAAGTATGTGATCCAAGAAATGCATTTACAGTAACTGATAAATCTAACGGAGAAGGATCTGAAGTATCATTTATTACATGAAAAATAACATAATCTGGATCATCACTATTTCTTTTGTTAATCCATAAAGTTCCCTTAATTGGATTTGTTGGATTAATTACCCAACTATTAATCCAATTAGATCTATCAATTATAGATTGATCATAAATTGAAAAATAAATATAATCTACAGAATTTAAAGATGAATTGTTAAATCTTACTGTTCCATCAACCATCGGAGCAAGAACTCCTGAAAAACCACCAGGATTAGATGGAGCAGATGTAGTTGTACTAAAATTATATGGAATTCCTGAAATACTTCCTATAGTTCCTTGAGTTCCTTGGAAATTTCCCAAGACACCTTGAGTACCTTGAGATCCTTGACTTCCTTGAGTACCTTGAATACCTTGGGCTCCTTGGAAAGTTCTACCTTGAACACCTTGCGTTCCTTGGAAATTTCCCAAAACACCTTGAGTACCTTGTCTTCCTTGAAGACCTTGAGTTCCTTGATTTCCTTGAAGACCTTGAGATCCTTGAGTTCCTTGGAAATTTCCAGGAGGTCCTTGAAGTCCTTGAGCACCTTGAGCACCTTGAAGTCCTTGAGCACCTTGAGTTCCTTGAAAATTGCTTAATATACCTTGAGTTCCTTGAGTACCTTGGGATCCAGCACCAATAAAGGTAAGTGCTAACGAAGTGTTATTTGTTGGTATTGAACCAGAAAGATACTGAACGTTTAATATATAATATCCAGATTGTGAAGAAATATTTGTAAGTTTGAAAATATTAACAGTTGTTCCATCTATAAATGTAGATTGAATATACAAATATCCTATAAAAGAAAATCCAGAAATTGATCCCCAAGAATCATACCAAGAAGTTTGAATATTTGAATCTAAATCTCTATCATCAATATAAATTTGAGTTACATTGGCAATAGAAGAATTATTATATTTAATTCTTCCAACACCTCCACCGGGAGATGTAGTGCTAGGATCACTGTTTTGTGTATTACTAATCCACAAATAAGGAACACCACCCGTTGAACCAACAGATCCTCTTTCACCTATTATTCCTTGTACACCTTGATTTCCTTGTACACCTATACCTTGAACTCCTTGTATTCCCTGAATTCCTTGAAAATTACTTAATACGCCTTGAGTTCCTTGATTGCCCTGCAATCCTTGAGATCCTTGTCTTCCTTGAGTACCTTGAGTGCCTTGAGAACCTTGATTTGATACACCCTGAACACCTTGCGTTCCTTGGAAATTTCCCAAGACACCTTGAGTACCTTGTCTTCCTTGAAGACCTTGAGTTCCTTGAATTCCTTGAAGACCTTGAGATCCTTGTCTTCCTTGAGTTCCTTGAGTTCCTTGAGTTCCTTGGAAATTACTTATAGTACCCTGAACACCTTGTGCTCCAAGTGTTCCAGTAATTGTTAGTCTTTTATCACCTTCAATATTTTGTGTAGTAAGTTCAATACCAGGACCAGCTACAATTTTTACAGTATCAAGACCTTCTGCAATAAGTGTTGGTTGCCCCGCAACTTCCCAAAATTTAAATGTACTGTTTAGTGCAATTTGTACAGCACCATTACCTAAATCAGTTACATCAAATCCAGAATCTGTATCAAAACGGATTGCCTTTACATTTTCAACAACATTTAATATTGCATTACCATTTAAAGTATCAATTTCACTTACTTCTATACCAACATTAGACAAATTAGATCCATCACCATAGAAAGAAACAGCACTAACAATACCAACACTACCATATATGGTAACACCAGTACCGACATAAAGATTATCAATTTCTAAATCTGATAGATCTTCGGGCGGTCTATCGGTATGATAGATTCTAATTCTGGTCATGAGCTTCTTTTATCGTATGTCCAACCTGCGATTGAATATTCCGAATTATCACCTGGATAATCATCTGGAGTTTCACCCTGATATTCAACAATTAATTTTTCACCCAGGCGATCTGCCCAAACATGATAATAACAATTGATAGTTGTACCGTTTCCAGATTTAATAATAATTTTTTTACCCCATTCTATTTTTTCAACAATTAAATCCTGACTATGTCCAATTTGAGTAAGATTTACGGTAATTGTTTCTGGATCAATAAGACCATTCCAGTAATCTGGAAGTTCAATAACGTTACTATTATTTAACACACCACGAACGTAAACTGCTGCCTCAGGTCCTTCAACACAAGCATGTCTTAATCTATATCCTGGTTTATTGGGATGCTGAATGTCAAAGTTTTTCTTACCAATCTCTAATCTTATGATTGATTGGGCAAGATCACCAACACCATCAACTATTGTTCTGCCACCTAATCTTATTAAAGGTGAACTTATATCCACTTTTGGGCCATCAATAGAAATTTTAGTTGCAGAATCAATATTAATACCACTTGCACAATTTATAGATAACCTAGCAGAATTTATTTCATATTTAACTGAACTAACTATAAGATTTTGACCAGCTATTTCTGTAGATCCTGGTAATTTTCTAACTCCACTCCCAGATGGTCCACCATCTGGTGCTCCAGTGACTAAAAGATCTCCAAGTATTGTGGTTCTTCCCAAAAATTTACTTTCTCCAGTTACATTAAGTGCTTGTGGATTGGTGGCATTTGCACCAACAGTTAAAGAAGCACTTACAACCTTATTAAAAGCGGATCCAATAAAACATTGAAAAATGTTTGCAGATCCAGGAGGGATAAAAGACATTGGAACATTTAAAGCTGCTCCAAAAACTGGATGAGATACTTCTATGTATGAAGTTGAAAAATTATCAATATTATGAGAGCTCATATCTTATATCTCCTTATTCTATTATTTCTACTTTGCCACAAGTTTTGGAAAGTCCTTCAACAAGTTTAGACCAATTTCCAGAAAGTAATTCTTTAATTGTACTTAATGAACTAACTGGACTATGATGATTAACTTTTCCATAAAGATTTATAAAATTAGAACTTACAATATTAACTCCACTTGTTCCAGTTAAACATAATCTAGTTCCAGCTAAACGAACTTCTTGAGTTGATGCAAGAACAATAAATCCATTAGAACTTACCAGAAAATTTCCTTGTTTAGATTCACCAGTTGTTTCTATATGTATATTTTTTGCTTTAAGATAAATTGTTCCTCTTTCGGCATTAAGAACGAGATCTCCGTTTTGTGCAATTATAGATCTCCCAACATCTCCTTGCTGTGTCGGATCTAAACTATGACCAGAAACTTCATGAAAAGGACCTTGTATATGTTCAATCTTTGACCCATTTTTGTGCCATACACAATGATTATTGGCAGAAGTTACGATACTAAAATCTCTACCATCATCAAGAGTACTTGGACCTACAGGACCACAATGTATGAATGCGTGTGGGTTATTGGCTATAGTAAAATCTGGAGCCTTTTGTTGAGTCATTTATTTTATTACACAATCCACTATTTTTAAAAGTTTATCTGTTCCTATTCTTTGCAACTCTCTATTACTAAATTTTGATGCTGAGATAAATCTTAAAATTGGTCTAAATTTTGCACCAACTCCATTTATAGTATTTATTCTAATTTCTGGAAGTGTAGTAAATCCATACCCACCAGATATAATCTTAATGTCAACTATTTGACCAATTGGAGTTGTTACTAATTCCAATTGAGCATTATTATTTCCTCCTACTATTTCAATAGTATCATCTGGAGAATAACCACTTCCAGTATCAATAATTTCAATTTCATTAATTTCAGATATAACATCGTTTGGAGTAATAACAATACCTCCACCATCCCCACCCACAATAGGTATTTGCCCAGGAATTTCTCCTGTACCAGTTAAATCTATTGGTAAAGAAATTCCACTTCCACCACCTACTCCAGCACCCGTAGAATCCGACACAGGAGTTACTTGATCTCCGGATCCAACTGGATCTATACCAGCTCCTCCTCCATTAGTATCTCCTCCTTGATTTCCACTTAATGGAAAATCAGAATTTGAATTTGATGGACCACCAGTATTATCTTCACCACCTTCAGGAGTTTGACCTCCACCTCCTTCGGGAATATCACCACCTCCTCCACCACCACCAGGTAATATATCCAAAAATGATCCTGAAGGATTTGGATTAAAATTATAATTAGCACCTCCAGGAAGTTCGGTATTATCTACTTGAGTTCCGGTTATATCACCAAGTGCAATTGGTATTTGTGTTGCTCCCGGTGTTGATGGAAAATTCCAATCTGGTAAAAGAGTTGTTGGTGAAACTATAGTTACTGTTGTATTTTTTACATCTTTATTTTTTCCAGAAGGAGCTTTAGAATTAATTGCAGTTAAAACATAAGTATTAATTAAATTGGCACCACTGCTAGGAAATACCAAATCGTTTGGTAGAACCAATGATGCAGAACCATTGGAAATTAAATTAGTGTAAATTGATGTTACATTTCCAGAAGAATTTAAAATTCCAAGTTCAACAGAAGTTGCATTAGAAGTTGACCATGTAAATTTAATAACTTGCCCAACTTCTGCTATTTCCGGATTTACACCAAATCCGTTTATTATAGGAGATTCTGTAGATATTGGATCGGTAATATCTGTAGATCCATATCCTTCTGGTGATGTAACTTGTACATTTAATTCTCTAATGATTTCTAACGGAGACCATGGTGGAATACTATTTGTTGCAGTCAAAGTAAATGTTTTATTGGTAATAAACTTTCCTGCAGGAAAATCAACATCTGAAGAAGTAATCGCTACTTTTTGACTTCCAACAAGAGGTAAATTAGTATATCCAGGAATCCCTAAAGAAACTTTAGTTGCATTAGAAACCTCCCAACTTAAAGTTATTTCATTTTCTACTTGAATTGGATTTGGTGTTCCTAAAAACTTAGTAATAATTGGTGAATTTGGAGATTGTGTAGTCCATCCTATTCCAGGATTATCTATTACGACATCTGTTACTTCTCCAGTATCGTTATCTATTTTAGTATGTCCACTGGCATTTCTACCACATCCACCCGAATCGACAAAACTAACGAATGGTGGGGATGTATATCCAGAACCTCCATAAAATAAATTAACACCTACAACTTGACCTATTTGATTAACAACTGCAGAACCTACTGCTGCAGATCCACCTCCACCAAAAAATTGAACTTCTGTTGAACATTCAAATTCTCCAGGATAGCATCCACCAGGAGAAATATATTTACCATCAGATCCTTTACCAAAAAAATCATTTAATACTTGATTTGCACCTCGACCTATAGAGGAACTAAAAGAAAAATTAGACCAATTGTCAGTTTTAGTGTTTTGAGGTCTTCCCCAAGGACCAGCTTCAAATTGTTTTAGTTCATCATTACATTCTGGTTTTTCGCATAAAAATCCTTCAAATCCAAGTATATAATCTACAACTTGAAATACTGATCCCATTATTTTAGAAATTGGTGCTAAAACCTTATTAATTTGATCAAAAATAGGTTGTAGTGCATTGTCAATGTCAGTAAGAAGTTTACTAAGTAAAGAATTAACAAAATTTTCGGCTGCACAGAAAGGAATGTTAATAACTTGACCTATTAAAGCATATAAAAAATCTCCAACTAAATTAAATAATCCAGATATAATATCATCAAATTTGCAGAAAATTTCATCTATAATTCTAGAAAGTAATGCTTTTTTTGGACCTTTTGATTGTGGAGTTTCTGCAGTAAATAAAACATCTTCCAAACCTTTTTTAACTTTTTTAAGAACCCATTCTCTAGCTCTATGAACCAGAGATTTTAATACTGCAACTATTTCATTAATTGTTGCAGTTATTTCTGCTTGAAGATTTGTAACTGCATTTATTGTTTGATTTACATACTTATCAAGATATTTTTTAAGACCTCTTAGTACTATAAAAAATTTTTTTAAAGTTTTATATATTTGACTAACTTGATCATTTCCACAAGCAGACGCTTTTGTTTGTGGAATTTCACAAAGTTGCTTATAAGATTCATATGAAAGGGAATTGCAGTATGATTCTTTTACAAAATATGTTTTATCTTTTCCAATTTCTTCTTTAAAGTAATGTGGTAAATCCGCATTAAATGTTTTTGATGCTGTCATGTTTGTTTATATACCAAAAAAACTTGAAGGTGGTTTGGGGAAAGATTGAGAAGATTTTTCACCTGGTGTTTGATTTCCAAATTTATGATATAGTTGAGGTTGAATATCATTATACCAATTTAAAGTTTTTTTAAATTCTGAACTCTTTTTTTTCTCTGCTTCAGAAAAAGTCATATTATAAGTTGGATCACTTCTTCCAAGAACTCCTAGAATTAATGGTATTGGTTTTACATATGATTTGTTAATAAAAATTCCAATAACCCACTCACCACCAGTTATTCCGGTGCTCATTCTATTTAGAGCACCATGACTTGTTGATCTTAATATAATTGCCCAAGGAAGATCTTCATCTTTGATTTTATTTCCTTCAGCTGCATGATTTCCAACAATTCTAATTTTTACTCTATCTCCCCATTGATTTGGATCTTCTCTATTAATAGTTTGTCCTAAAGGAACCTGTCCTATAAACCAATTTGGAGGTGACTTGCCAAAAAAGCTGGGATCAAACATTTTTTTTATTTAACTACCTTTATATATTCCGAATGTATCACGAACTATTCTTAAAGAAGTATAAGAATACCTTGAAGTAAATTTATGACATAGATGTGTAATAAGATAATTTCCACTTTGTAGTTGTCCTATTGACCCAGAACTTAAATTACTTGAAGATATTTTTACAAATTCACATGTTATAACATCACCTGCTTTTAGTTTCAAATTACAAGGAACTAAAATATCCAAAACCTGTGTCATTAATAAATTATATCTCATTAAAGATTGTGGCAAATAAAATCTTTGATTATTAGTAACGACTGTAGTTATGCCTGGATTATTGAGACCAGAATCTAAAACAAAGAAATTAGTTCTTGTAAAATTTTCTTTTTCATCAAAAACATCAGAATAATCAGTATAATTGTTTAATGTTTCAAATCCAAGACTTGATAAATTAATAAATTCTTCTTTATAACTAAATGTGCTAAAATCAAAAGATATATTTTTAGTTCTAAACAGACCAGATCTTAAATCATTGGAAAGATTTGAATTATTTTTATAACTTGGTGTATTTAAGATTCTATAATTAACATCAGTTCCTTCAATATGATTTTGTGAAATTGGGTGGTATTTATAAGTTTCTACCGGTGTTGATGTTACTATATTATCCAAAGATTTAAAGTGAAATCCATCTTTAGTTTCCCAAAAAAAGAATCCTGGACCACCAGAAGTGGATACAGATCTAGTTGCCATTTCTATACAAATATCAAATGCTCTCTGTCCAGATCCCTCAATAGAATCGCTATTTGAAGTAGAATCAATCTCCAATTTATCGCTTGAAATTTTTAACTCATCTACTAAAATTTTTTCTATAGAACTTGAGATTGTATTATAATATTTTGAATAAATATTGGAATTTTCATTATCAATAGAATATTTTGAAACTAATTGTAATGAAACAGATTCTCTTTGATTATTTTCCTGAAATAGTGGAATAGGATTAGAAACTACCATTGGATCAGACGTAAAATCAAGTTCTCCAGATGCATTTTCTATTTTAAAAGAAATTTTTTCTTTTCCCCTACCTTGAATAGGAAGTGCCTCTAATAAAGTTCCACTTCTTTCCTGAACGTCTACAGATTTATTTGAACGAACAAGATCTCCAGTATCAACATATGTTAAACTTGCGGTAACTATAGGTGAAAAAATACTTTCATAATATGAAAAATCTACCGTTTTCCAATCTATAAAAACACTAGTATTATCTCTAGTGATTTTAATTTCTTTATATTGAGATGCTCTTGAAAAACTTGACATATTTTTATGAAAGTGTAGATCTTAAACTTCTTGAAGCAGAAGTTCCTTGAGAGATCAAAATAGGAACATAATTATTTACCGTATTAGTAATTACTTCGGGTGGACTTTCAACAACAGCAACTAATGTTTCTTTCACAATAACTAAATCTTTTTTATCTGTATCATCTACATTTTTAATGCTGGCACTAGCACCACCATAACCTGATGCTCCTGCTCCTGGTTTATTTTGTTCTTCTCTTTTTTTATTTAATTCATATTTTAAATAATTTTCTATATCCTTAAGTAGTTTTAAATTAGAACCTTTGGTATCATAATTAGATTGAAATAAACCTGTTCCAAAAACACCTCTAGTATCTTTGATTTCTAATTTTCCATCTTTAATCTCTACAGATAAATTTTGCTGTCCAAATATTTTTTTAGTAACACCCAAATCTCCCATTAAATTTGAGATATTAGTTCTCAAAGATTGAGCATCCATTTTTGCTTGTGGAGATGCTTGAGTAGAAGGTTTTGGTGGTTTTGGTTTTGTAATTATTCCACCTCCAGTTGGTTTTAAATCACCAACTCTTTTATAAGTAATTCTTCCTACACCACCTCTACCATCCGATGTTATACCAAGAGCTTTTGCTGCGCCATATGATAAATCAAAATCTTTTGGAGGATTAATTCCAGCAGTATTTCCTGGACCGAAATTTCCACGATCATTTCCACGAACTAAAACAGTTTTATTTTTATATGCAACTTCATACATTCCAAAAGGAAGACCATCTTTTAATGCTGCAGAAAATGCATTTTCATCAAATACTTGACCACTTGCAGTTTTTCTTCCGTGCCAATATTTGTCAAATGGACCTCCATAAAAACTAGCTAATCCAGAAGCACTTGCGCTGGGTTTACTAGAAGAAACTGCTTTAGTTCCACCAGAAGCTCTCAATGAATTAGCAAATTTTACTAGTTCTTGATTTGATGCTTGAAATCCAACACCATTTAAATGGAGTGAAATGTGTGGATAAACTCCATTAGATGAACTAACACTCCTTCCAGAAGCACCTTGATAACCTAATAAAGTTCCCTTTTTAATAATTTCCCCATCACTAGATCCCTTATATGGCATATCTTTAAAATGCCCCATAAGAACTTCATATTCTTTATCATTTTCTTTGAAAAAATAAGAACCATAAAATCCAAATCCAGATCCTGATGGTCCTAATGCATCGGGTGTTCCTTGAAGACCAACAGATGGACCACCATTTGTTCCTTTTTTCTTGTAAATTAAATCTCTTGGGGCATAAATTGGAGTTCCTATTCCTCCAGGTAAATTCATGTTTAGACCAGTTTGTTCCCCATCAGCATCTCCCGGAGGTCCAATATAAGCACCAGATGCAAATGATCCAACTTCACCTGGATCATAATCATCTGGAGACTCTGTTTGGGCATTTCTATTTCTCCTTGTTTCAGAATCTGTATCTCTATATTTCTTTCTTATATCAAGAAGATTACTATAACTCTTCATGAACTCACTAAACATAGTGAGATTTTTTTCTTCACCAACTAAATTACGTTCTTCATTTTTAACATTATTCTCAAAGAATTTAAAGTAATTTACAGTTTCTCTTGCCTTTCTTCCTTTAGCAGTTCCTCCAGGAGATGCATAAGGACTTGCATAAGTTTTACCACTATCTTTAGTTGCCATTCTAATATCAGACGGACCACCTCTTCCAGTTCCTTCTTGTGGTGGTATGTTTCCCAGTCCTCTTCTAGAACCAAACATATTACCAAAGAAGTTTCTAACTGTTCCACCAATAGCGAGTTTTTGTACTTTTTGTGCTTGATTTACGGTGCTATATCTCTGCACATTTTGTTTATAGATATTTTTATTTTCTCCTGGTCCATACTCTCTCCAAGTATCTTTTTGACCAGGTATCATAGTCCCCATTACACCAGCCTTTGGTGCTAAAACTCCAACTGCCTGTGCAGGATCTTTAAAATTTGGATTATACGTATAACCAGTATTAGGATTATAAGATCCTCCAGATGCTGTTGGAACTTGACGTATTTTTTTTGATTTCTGCGTTGCTTGCTGTTGAGCACCTTGCTTTACTTTAGGGTCTTTTAATGCACTTTTATAATTTGCATAAGTTTTTCCAGTTGTGTTTGAATAATATTTTCCTTTACTTTTAGCATATGTTTGTGCTGCTTTTGCGGGTGGTTTGTACCCAAAAGCAGACATTACGGAACTAATACCGGCATCTAATTGATCAAATAAAGTTATTGCTTTTCCAATTTCTTTTCCGGCAGTTTTAATAGTATCAAGAGCAAACTTAAATGAACCACCAATTACAGGCATCAAAACTTTGGTTAAATCCAAAATGCCCATCATGCCTTTGGCAATAATATCAAACGTAAATGTTATAACTTTACCAATCCATGGATTATCTTCAAAAAATTTCTTTATTTGACCTAATACATCTTGAAGTTTTTTAACTATAGTAGGTAAATTATTAACTAGAACACCTAAAAGTATTATACCAAAAAATTCTTTTAATTTATCAATAATACTTAATGGTTTTGCCAATAAACCTTTACCAATATTCTTTAATGTAGACCCAACAGTGCGTGGAGACTCAATCTTATTTTCTTTCTCTTCAACTTTCTTTTTCTTCATTTGAAATAAAGAAAACTTTTTCTTTTCTTTTTTAATTTTATCTAATTTCTTTCTATTGAAAACCAAAAGACTCTTAATGTTAAAGATACTTAACTTTAATTTTTTTGATGATTTTTCTGTTGGTTTTGTTTCTGTTAGTTTCATGATCTACTAAACTACTAGAATACCGTACATGGAAGGCGTTGTGAACACATAATCATTACTTTGGTCAATAGGAGAAATAGAAGGAACTGTTGTTCCTGAAGGTGATGAGGGTAATGGTTTAGATTTAGGTTTATTTAAATTAAGTGTTTTTGGTGGAAGATTTATGACGCTGATATTTCCACCAGAAGATTTAGATCCAGACAATTTAGATGTTTCTCTAGAAATTGGTACAGGAATAACGTACACATTCTGATTACCTAGTATAGTTTTTTCAATTTCCGGATTAACTATATTTTGTGTCAAATTTATTGGATTTTGAACATTAATATTTGGTCTAGAAATATTAGATCTAGATTTATTCATAAGTTCTCTAATTGAATTTTTAAGATCCTCATATCTTCTATCTGCTTCATTTCTTCCAAGTTGCTCACCAATAAATCCACCTCCAGGAATTCCAGTTTGTTTTCCTTGATTTTTACCTAGCATTCCACCAACATTTTGAACTAATCCACCAACTCCTTTATCAATTTTTTGAATTGGATTAGCACCACCAAAGGATGGTCTAAATCCACCACCACCAGGAGGTTTTCTTGCTGATCTATTTTTTCTTTTTATATCATTAGACTCTTTATCTAATAATGCTTTAAATTCTTCTAAAATTTTATTCAGTTCTTCAATTATACCAGACTTAATATTATTAACAGCATCTTGTCTTCTTACCGCATTTGTAAAACTCTGCCACATCCTAGCAGCATTATCATTAATGTCTTTCAGTAACGGTCTGAAAAGCATAGATGCACGAGTATTAATAACTTCTTCACCAGGTGCGAGTAGTGCCTTTCCATAGTTAGCAAGTTTTCCTGCCCCAGATGCTATCGCAGCAGGAACGCTATCAACACCTAATGCGCCAGGTCCTCCAACAGTTCCACCTCCAGCAAACAGTGAAATTTTTGGGATTGTTCCACCCTTTTCTCTACTAACAACATATTGATTTTGCAAATATGATCTAAAGTTTTTTGTTTGACTTTGTATAAGTTGCTCAACAGGAATATTTTGCATTTCTGCAAAATCATTTATAGTTTTTAAATTTTTTGGATCAGATCCAGACCTAGTAAAAGATTGACTTTGCTTTAAAAACTTAAGAAATTCTGTTGAAGTTGTTGGATCTTCTGTTATTTTACTAACTAGTTGTTTATCAGATTTATATGCTAAATTTGAAAATAATCTTTGGTTTCTGACAATAGTTTTTTTACCACTAGCACCAGTAACTCGTACTCTATCTAATAAACGAGTAGGTTGAGCAGGAAGTTCTGGAACACTTAAAGTAGTATTAACTGGTTTTATTGGTCGTACTGGACTTTGAATTGATTGTGGATAGGGGCCAAGTGGACGAGGATATTGTTGTGGATTAATTCTTATTCTACCTGCAGAACCAATTCCACGTCCTCTACCTAATCCCATGGTAGCAGATGTAAGAACTGCTTCAACAATTGGAATACTCCAAGAAGGTAAGTTTAATTGTTTGAATAATTTTGCTTCGGCAGTTGGTTGATTTTGTAAATTATTAATGTAATCAGTCAAACCTTTTGGAGGACCTCCTCTTTTCAAAAGAGGAACTTGTTGTGGTGATACTGGTTTTCTTACTGGTTGTTGTGCAGGTTGTTGTGCCGGTTGTTGTGCTGGTTGTTGAGCAGGTTGTTGTGCTTTAGGTTGAGGTGTCTGTAGTGGTTTTCCTAATAAAAGTAAAAATGGAGCGAATGCTTTTGTTCCTAATAATGATTCGGCAAGATTTTCTAAAAATCCAGGTCCTTTCTTCGGATCTTTAACTAAACTATCGACACAATCTTTAATAGGTTCACAATCTGGAAGTCCTCCTTTTTGTGCAGGAGATTTTGGACAATTGCAAGGTAGTTGTGGTTTTTTCTTGAAGAACTCTATAAGACTTTTAAGAGCATTCGCAACCTTTAAAACTTTTCTAACTAATCCTAATAATTTAATTGCACCAAAAACTATCAGAAGTTCTTTCCAATAATCTTTTAGAAACTGAAAGAACTGTTTAAGTTTTTCTTGGTTTTCTGGTTTTTGTAACCACTTAAAAGCACTATTAACTAAAATTCCAGTCAGTATTATTGAAAAGAAGTCAATTAACTTTTGAAAAATACTCTTTGCTGGAGCAAGAAGTGTACTAAATGTTTTACCTAAAAACCCTCTTACGCCACCGCTCTCTAATTTTTTTTCTTTATCTTTAACCTTTTCTGCTGCGATTCTTTTTTTAGATTCTTCTAGATCTTTTTTCTCTTCTCTAATTCTAGAAAGAAAATCTAAAGATAATTGATCTTTGATTTGGGATAACAGTTTATTCGACTGTTCTAATACTTTATGTATCCCAAAATTAGACTGTATATACTTAACTAATGCTTCCCTTTTGCTCTCATCCTCTTTGATCGGAACTAAAGAGTCTGGAATTAACTTCGCTAAAGGTTTAATAAAACTAAATTTTGTCTTCTTTAGTTCAACACCAGGTTTAATGGCACCACTAATTAACGTAGACTTAATATTTCTACGATTTAATTTGGGAATAGATGGTGCCTTATAAACCTGATCGATTTCCACTTTGCTGCGCTTTTAAGTTTTCTTCTTCAACATGTTGTTGTAAAAGAGAAACATAAACTTCTCTTTCCCAAGGCATCATATTTTCTAGCTCTGTCAAAGAATATTTATGGTGCTGCATCATGGCAAAATTAATTTTGAAATATGACTCAAGGCTAGTATGAGCCATACTCAAGTGAAAAAACTGGCAAGACCCTCCAGAACTACTTCACTTTCAACTTTGGTCTTTGGATTTTTGACTTGAACTTTGTGGGATAATTTAGGCATTGTAGTAAAGAAAGTTTCAATTTCTGTCAACTGCTTGGTATTCATCTGATCTACAAATTCCTTCACTTCTTTTTTAGTGCAGTCGACAGCAGACCAAGACTCTTCTTGATTGTAAATCATATCAATACAAGAAACAATCATATCTAAAGATTTATCAACATCATTATTATCACTATTATATTCAAAATTATTTTCAACAAACTGTTCTAATGAAGGATACTTCATCTTCATTGAAAGTTCATCATCCAATTTAACTATTTGAGTATGTTCCGTATCTTTTTGAACTTTAATCTCATCAATATCAATTTCCATCTTAACTTGTGTTTCTCCATCATCTGGGCAAATCACATTAACTTCAACAGTTTCTCCAACTGATTTAGCTCTTAAATTTAAGAAAATGTACTCAATGTCAAAAGTTGCTAGATCAGAAATTTTAACTCCCTTTGTAAGAATACATTCTGTCAGAATCTGAACAATAGCACTGGTTATCTGCTTCATGTCTTCAGATTCTAGTGCCATGATAAGAATTTTTTCTTCCCTAACTAGAAAAGGTCTGTATCTTATCTTTTTTCCAGTTGAAGGAATTTCCAACTCATAAGTTGGAGTATTAATTTTAGGTAAAGGCATAATCCTCTAATACAATTCAGTTGTGATTATTTATCAGGCTATCGCTGGATTATTAAATGCTGGGGATAATGGAGATAATGTTTCAGTGGAAGATGGTAGAAGATCATTTGCACCTATTGAAGTGTCACTGTCAAAATTAAATGGTGCATTTTCTCTTCTCATAACATAACGATCATAATTCATAGTAACAGTAACTTTCATAATTTCTGCTTCTCCATATGCGACTGGTATTGATGCAACAGACTTTGGAAAAGCATTGACCAATTGAAAAGATACATTTGTAGATCTAGAAGATGCAAAATCTCTTTCAAATTTCTTTATATAAACTCCATCTGTTTTATAGTATCTTGGGTAATTATACTTTCGGTAATATCCTCTAGTTGGAGCATTACTCCCCTGTATTTGCGGTGATTGACCACCTGCTCCCCCGGAAATATAATCCATCCATGATTCAAAAAATTGTAAAACCTTATAATCTCTATCAATATAAAAAGTAAAATCAATATCAGTATTAATTCTACTATGGGCAAATTCTTCAGAAACACCCATATAATTGTCTTTAACTTCCGAAGTGGCATATGAGGAAGTTGGAAGAGATGCTTCAGAACATAAAAGACCTAGTCTATTTCCAAAATCAGTTGTAAAATTAATAGAACCATATTGTGTTCCGCTCCTCAAAAAATCTAAAAAAGATGTTGTATTTGATGGTGACAACCAAGATGGAGTAATTGAAACCTCATATAAATTTGTTCTAGCCAATCCCCCCTGAAGAAGAATTGGTAATGTACTCATATTAACAGTGCCAATTTGAGGTACTAATGACATTTCTAAATATCTTTAAGATACTATGTTATGAATTATTTAGATGTCATATAAGGGAAAATATAAACCATCATACCCCAAAAAATATAAAGGTGATCCCACAAATATCATATACAGGTCTTTGTGGGAAAGAAAATTTATGGTTTATTGTGATACGCGAGAACATATTTTAGAATGGGGATCTGAAGAGATTTGTCTACCTTATAGATCACCCATAGATAATCGTATTCACAGATATTTCCCAGATTTTTATATTAAGGTAAATGAAAATGGTGTAATTAAAAAATATTTAATTGAAATAAAACCAAAAAAACAAACAGTAGAACCCAAAGTACAAAAAAGAAAAACAAAAGGATACATCTACGAAGTAGTAGAGTATGCAAAAAACCAAGCAAAATGGAAAGCAGCAAAAGAATTTTGCGAAGATCGTCAATGGCAATTTAAAATCATCACAGAAGATGAATTAGGTATCTAAAATGCCAAGAAAAACAATCAAACAAAGAAAGAAAACAAATACTGATACTAATGATAATATTAATAGAATTCGTAATGTAACAAAGAATTTAGTAGGTAATGAAGATCCAGATGATTTAATGCTTGAAATAATTAGCGCATTGACAGAAAGTGAAAAAGTTCCAAAAACTGGAAAGTATTATGTATTTGTATATAATCCAAAAACTCCAAATATTCAATATGATCAAAATCCATTAGTTGCAGTTACCGATGTTTTTTCATGGGGATTTAGAGGAATTAACTTCCACTGGGGAGAAGTTCGCCAATATACTTGGGATGAGATTGCTGGAGGAATTTATGAAGTACATTCTTCAGAAATAAAAGACTTACAAACTATTCCATTTGGGAAATTTCGTCTAAATAGTTAAAAAACAATAATGGCAGATCCTCAATTAAGATATCCTGCTGATTTGGCTATTGAAAAAAATACTGATTATTTAGAGATACAAATTAGATCTTATTCTAGAAAAAGTGGATCTTTTATTAATAATCAGTTAATTGGAGATATAGAAAAAACTATTTTTTTACCAATGCCATCTAGCATTCAGGATGCAAATGCTGTGAGTTGGGGTGAAGATAAAATGGGCAATATAACTGGTGCCGCATTAAAAGCAATTCAAGGTGCAACTGGTATTAATGTATTTGATTTACCACAAAGTTTAGAGCAAGCAAAAGATAAAATAAATGCAGCAATAACAGAATCTGGTATAACAGGGCAAGAAGCATCACAATTATTCAACCGTTATATTGCAGCAGAAGCACTTAATGTATTTGGAACAAATGTTAGTCTAGATCAAATGCTAGCTAGGGAATCTGGAAGAATTTTTAATCCAAATTTAGAGTTATTATTTAATGGAGTAACTCTTCGTGATTTTAGATTTTCATTTAAAATGACTCCGAGAGATGAAACAGAATCTGCAAATGTAAAAAATATTATAAAAACTTTTAAAAAGTACATGGCAGCAAATAGAGAAGGTAAAGAAAATCTTTATTTGACAACTCCATACGTATTTCAACCTGTATACAAAACTGGAGGTGGTGATCATAAGTTTTTACATAAATTTAAACCCTGTGCATTAAAAAACGTATCTGTAAATTATACTGGAGATAACGTTTATGCAACTTATTATGATGGAACTCCAATATCGCTGACAATGGATTTAAATTTCCAAGAACTAAATCCAATTTATAGTGACGAATACACTGATAGTTTAGAAGGAGTAGGATTCTGATATGGGATACTTTAGAGAACTACCAAATTTAGAATATCCATCACCATTAGTCGATAGAAACTCTTCTTTAGATTATGTTGAAGCTAAAAATCTTTTTAGAAGAGTTAGAGTAAGACCAGATTTTGAAAATGTTTA